TGGTTGGATCATCTATTATGGATAGAGCAAAACAAAAAGCTAGATCTTTAACAAGAACTTATGAAGGTGCTGAACTTACAAAAGCAAATATAAATTATAAGACTACCAAGAAAGATGGTAAGACAATCTACCATGTCAACAAGAATGATGAGGCAGATGCACAGAAAGCGTTGAAAAATGATCCAAAATACATTCTTGGTAAGACTAGAGTGAAACCTGTTAAAGAAGGTGCAGCATGGACACGTAAAGCAGGTAAGAAGAAATCAGGCGGTCTGAATGAAAAGGGCAGGAAGTCTTACGAACGTGAGAATCCTGGTTCAGACCTAAAAGCTCCCAGTAAAAAAGTAGGTAATCCTCGTAGGAAATCGTTCTGTGCCAGAATGAGAGGTATGAAGAAGAAACTTACAAGTGCAAAGACTGCAAGAGATCCAGACAGTCGCATCAATAAGTCTCTTCGGGCATGGAATTGTTCTTATGAGTGGCCAAAGGATAAAGAAATGATCGAGACAACAAGTTTAAAAAACGAAATCATAGCAAAGGCAAAAGAGAAGCATGATGCTGCTAAAAGTAAGAAGAAATATAGACAGGTTGTAGATGCAGGTAAGTCTGCTAAGAGTAGGATGGGTAAAGATCCTAGAGGTGTGAGAGCACTATCAAAAGGTAAGTGGGGATACGTTAAGAACAATACCTTTACACCAGACTAAAGTAGCCTATATAGGGTAGAATTAAAATTTAGATCATGTTATCTTTTCTTCTACCATTTGCATCAAAAATTGTATCTGATGCTGTAAATAAAATCCCTGATGACTCAGAATTGGGTGAGGGTCTAATCAAATTGTGCATTGTTATCCTAGAAAAAGCAGTTAAATTGACTAAAACTGACATGGATGATAAACTTTTAGAAACAGTTAAAAAAGCGATAGAAACCCGATAGAAATTAGGGTCGTAGAGGCAAGTTTTTTTATAAATAATTTGAGATAGAACGACAAATCAGGAGTATAACTATGGCACTTTGGGGTGTTACAGACGCAGACGAATCTAAGCCTAAGTGGGCAGTGCGTGGTTCTGTTTGTGATCCACAAAATATATTCGCAACCTCACAGGGTTGGGTATTGAGACATTATAAAAATGCAGCGAAAACCGCATTCTGGGATGAGATTCTCGTATCAGTCGATGGTCTGGTAGGTGCAGGTGGTCGTGGTACTAATACTCTTGGTGGTGCAGACATTACTGCAGTATTCTTTGAAGAGACTGGATACGCAGGTGGTGCAACTGGAAGCGTTGTTGTTATATACAACGAGCAAGTTAATGTCACAAATGGTGCAACTCTAGTCGTTAGAAATACAACTGACTCTGCTAATATTACTGCTACTGCTGCAGCACAAACAGGTGTAAACCGTGTTGAGTTTACATTTACTGCTGCTGCGACTGGTAAAGCACATGCTATCCAAGCACAAACAATCTCTGGAACAATTGTTGACTCCACTGGTGGTGCAACATCCGATAAGGTATTTGTTGCAGGTGATGTAGTTGGTGCAGGTGGTTCTGGCTCTACCGCAACATTTACCGCAAGTTAACTAAATGATTTTTGACGAACTGAATGAGGAAACCTACATTCTGTTCGCCATCAAACATTATGAGAATCCTCATTGTGTTACAAGAGAGGATTTTGATGAAGATATGAAACGTTTCAAATATTTGAAACGACTTTTGAAACGTTATGTCAGGGGTGGTGCATTAAGAACTCACCTTATTATAAATCATCTGATCATACTTTATAATGTTTTTGGCGAGGCAGCAACTCCCCTTCTTTTCTTTAGATTAGAAAGGGAGTATTGGTCTATACTCAAAACTGTATTAATGTATTTGAATAAATACCCTGTAGGGATGCTACCCGACCTTGATATTGATGAAGACATCCAAAAGGAGATAGATAACCTATGAACGAAGAGATGCAAACAACTGGATACACTGGTGCTGATGCTGCTACAGGTCCTACAGCAGGTTATGATCCTGTACAACGTTTTCGTGGTAAGGTTAAGAAAAAAGATGCTAAGAAATTAGTGGCACCTGGCAATAAATTAAAAGAAAATAATGACATGAGGAGTAGACTCTTCCAATATAAGGTAAAGATTCCTAACGTTGGTGAGACCATACTATTTGCGAGTTCACCTGCTGAACTTAAGATGAAATTACGTATGAGTATTATGCCTAATCTTAGATCTGGTATTGAGATTGAAAGAATTCTACCTGCAAATGCTGCAAAGTATTTTATGGATAGGAGAATGAGTGCAATGAAAAATATACAATATGAAAATACTGATCAATCAATGAAACAGCAGATGGCACAGTCAAAGATTGCCATTGAAAAGAAAAAAATAATGTTAAAGAAACAGCAATTACAAAAACAATTGCAGATGAAGACACAGAATCTTAAGAAACAAGCAAGGGCAGGAGCAGAGCAAGACGAGACAAGGTAATGTCAGATATTAACTCAGCAATTATAGAAAGACTCGAACGAGTCGTAGAGACCCTACAAGAAAACTCTGTAAAGATGGGTCAACTTCTTGCTGTTCATAATGAAAAATTAGATAAACAAGATAAGGTAGATGAAATATTGTTTGAGAAGATAGATAGACTATCTGCAGATATTAATAGAGAGACAGACCTAATAAAGAAGGGGTGTGAGAGAGATATAAGAAAAGTAGATGAGAGATTAAGAACAATAGAGAAAAAGATGTGGTCTATAGCAGGTGGATTAGTAGTAATATCATTCATACTATCCGTACCAGGTCTTACAATCATGAGAAACTTGACAAATAATAAAGATGTTAGTACAATAAGAGGGTTAGATATCCAAAATATTGAACGAGTTCGTTGATGCACATTATGTCACCTTACTTTCTGGTAGATTAGAAAAGTTTACAAGAAAGAAAGCAGACCTATACAACTTCCGATGCCCTTACTGTGGTGATTCACAGAAACATAAGAACAAGGCAAGGGGGTATTTTTTTCGTCTGAAATCTGACATGGTATATAAATGCCACAACTGTGGTGTAGGGAGAACTTTACCCAATTTTCTAAAGGATCATGCTCCTGATCTTCATGATGAGTATATCATGGAGAGATATAAGAGTGGCACTACAGGTAAAGGATCTTTCGTTCCTAAACCAAAATTTAAAAAACCTGTATTTGAAAAAAGAGGAGATCTGAAAAGTATTTCTGATCTAAATAGAGAGCACCCTGCAGTAAAATATATAAATGCTAGACAAATTCCTAAAGAATATCACAAAGACCTCTTCTACACAGGAGAATTCTATAATTGGGTTAAGCAACAGAAACCATCAAGCACAGAAGTCTATGGTGATCAAGGTAGGATCATTATACCGTTCATTAAAAGAAGTGGAGGAGAAGATAAGTGGTTTGGTTTCCAAGGCAGAAGTCTCGATCCAAGAGACAGACTCAGATATATCACAGTAATGTTGGATGAAAACGAACCTAAAATATACGGATTAAACAAAGTAAATGAAAAACACCCTATCTATATTGTCGAAGGACCTTTCGACTCACTTTTCTTGGATAACTCGGTTGCGATGGCTGGGTCTGACATTGATCCTCGGACGTTTGGTTGGAGCGATTATATTTGGGTTTATGATAACGAACCTCGCAACAGAGAAATCGTCAACCGAATCTCCAAATCCATTGATAGAGGAGATAAGGTAGTCATATGGCCAAATAATTTACAACAAAAAGATATAAATGATATGTTCCTCAGTGGACAGGATGTGAAAAATCTGGTACAATCAAATGTGTACCAAGGTATAAAAGCAAAACTTCAACTCAATAATTGGAAAAAAGTATGACTCCACAGGAGATAAATGTAATCAAGAGAGATGGTACAAAAACACCTCTTGACTTAAATAGAGTCCATCACATTGTTGAACACGCTTGCAGAGGTCTTGCAGGTGTCTCTGAGTCTCAGGTAGAGATCAGTAGTGGACTTCAATTCTTTGATGGTATAAAGACATCAGACATTCAAGAGATCTTAGTTAGATCTGCTAATGATTTGATTTCTTTAGAAGCACCTAATTATCAGTATGTTGCTGCAAGATTACTTCTTTTTAGTTTAAGGAAGGCAGTCTATGGTGGTCATCCAGATAACCCCACACCTTTTATAGATCATATACAATCATGTATAGATAGAAATTTATATGATGAAGATATTCTTAAGAAATATACTGTAGAAGAGATAACCGAACTAGGTAATTATATTGATCACGATAGAGATTACCTATTTACTTATGCAGGGATAAGACAGGTCGTTGATAAGTACCTAGTGCAAGACAGAAGCACAGGGGAAGTATATGAGACACCACAGTTCATGTACATGATGATCGCTGCTACTCTCTTTCAAGATGATGATAAATTTTACCGAGTTAAATATGTCAAAAAATACTACGACGCAATCTCAAAACACAAAATCAACATCCCCACGCCTATCATGGGGGGAGTGCGAACTCCTCTTAGACAATTTGCAAGCTGTGTTCTTGTTGATGTTGATGACACCCTCGATAGCATCTTTAGTTCTGATATGGCTATCGGCAAATACGTTGCACAAAGGGCGGGAATCGGTATCAACGCAGGTCGAATCCGTGGTATCAACAGTAAAATCAGGGGTGGAGAAGTACAGCACACAGGTGTTGTACCTTTCCTCAAAAAGTTTGAAAGTACTGTCAGATGTTGCACTCAAAACGGCATTAGAGGTGGATCAGCGACTGTCCACTTCCCCATCTGGCACCAAGAAATAGAAGATATAATTGTACTCAAGAACAACAAAGGTACAGAAGACAATCGAGTTAGAAAATTAGATTATAGTATTCAAATGTCTAAAATTTTCTATGAAAGATTTGTACAAAATAGTGAGATTACTTTGTTCTCACCTCATGATGTACCAGGTTTATTTGAAGCGTTTGGTACAGATGAGTTTGACTCATTGTATATACAATATGAATTAAATGATTCTGTTCCTAAGAAAAGAGTTAAGGCACAAGAACTTATCTTAGATATTCTTAAAGAGAGAGCAGAGACAGGTCGTCTGTACCTTATGAACATAGATCATTGTAATAGTCATAGTCCATTTAAAGATAAAGTAAGTATGAGTAATCTGTGTCAAGAGATCACTCTACCTACTACACCATTACAACACATAGATGGTAGTGGTGAAATTGCATTATGTATCTTGTCTGCTATTAATGTAGGTAAACTAACAAAGTTAGATGAACTTGATGAATTATGTGAATTAGCAGTCAGAGGATTAGATGCATTGATTGACTATCAGGAGTACCCTGTACAGGCAGCAGAGCAGTCTACAAAGAACCGTAGATCATTAGGTATAGGATACATTGGTCTAGCACATTATCTTGCAAAAAATGGTGCTAAGTATGATTCAGAAAAAGCATATGATTTAGTTCATAAACTGACAGAGAGATTTCAATTTGCATTGTTATCTGCATCTAATCAACTTGCTATGGAAAAAGGACCTTGCGGTTATTTCGGTAAAACAAAATACGCTGATGGAATTCTTCCTATTGATACATATAAGAGCGACGTTGATGAGATAATACCAAACAACCTTTCATGCGATTGGGAGCATCTTAGAGGTAGGATCAAAGAGTATGGACTTAGACATAGTACTTTGTCTGCACAGATGCCATCAGAAAGCAGTTCCATAGTATCAAATGCTACTAATGGAATCGAACCACCTCGTGATTATCTCTCTATTAAAAAATCAAAGAAAGGACCTCTCAAACAAATTGTTCCATCGTATACTACATTAAAGAATAATTATACTTTACTATGGGACATGCCTAATAATGATGGTTATATTAAAGTCACTGCCTTAATACAAAAGTTCTTTGATCAGGCAATAAGTGGGAACTGGAGTTATAATCCAGAAAACTATCCTAACAATGAAGTGCCTATGCAACAGATGGCGATGGATTGGTTGAACACATACAAGTATGGATGGAAGACTTCATACTATCAAAATACATACGATGCTAAGAAAGATGGTGATGATGAAGCATTACCAACAGAAAATTTAATTAACAACATACTATCAATGGAGGAAGAAGACTGTGAGTCTTGCAAAATCTAATCCTGTAGAAGGAATGACAGTGTTCAACACACAGGAGGTTGACACTAAGAAACAACCTATGTTCTTTGGTGCACCTTTAGGAGTTCAAAGATATGACACATATAAGTATCCAGTATTTGATAAACTAACGCAACAACAGTTAGGTTATTTCTGGAGACCAGAAGAGGTATCTCTACAGAAAGATCGTGGTGATTATCAACAACTAACACCAGAGCAGAAACA